CGTCAGATTAAAGGCGGAGGGTCAAAAGGTCTTGCAGAAGTTGACGAGAAGTTTTACGAAAGTAAAAGCACTTTTGCTGAAGATGCAATGACCTGCTGGAAACGTCACAACAAACCACAAGATAGTTGTGATGATTATGAATCCGCTTCCAAACGACTATTGCCAGATACAGCAAAAGACCGTAAGGAATTAGGATTAGCAAGTTTGAAGGATGCACCTGGTCCTAAAAACTACCTATGCCACTTCTGTCCAATACACAGTAAAGTGGTCCAACGTAAACGCAAACTGTTAGGAATGTACGATGGCAAATAACGGAAATCCAGAAGTAGAATTCTATTTCATTGTTGGAGTAGAAAAGAACGGCTCAATTCAAACATACCGCGAACTTCCAGAGGGAATGGAAGCAGAACGTCCATTCACTACTTTGGACATTTTTAAGGTGTGTCAAGAAATCGTCTCTGACATCAAAGACCAAATTCTTGCAGACAGAGTTATTACAGGAGTAATGCAAGTTCTTCAAGCACAGCAACAGCCAGTCAGTGCTCGTGTTGCTGAGGCTTTGAAGGAACGAGGCGTAGAATTTGACGCTGGTTCTCAAGTAGTTGAATTTTCTGCAGAAAACGCTGAAGTAATCGAAAAGGAGTAACTCGTGTTCATTGAGATGACCTGTGCTTGTGGAAGTCACTTTTCCGTAGATGGTGACGATAACGATAAAGACCAACTATGGCATCTCACTCATAGGTTTACTGCTGCTCATCAAGAGTGTGGGTTTCTAAACCCTCCATCTGTTGATTACGAAGCAAAACAGCCTATGAAAAAGCGAATCATCAAGCCTTTCATTGAGGACGATGACGAGTAAACTAAATACATGAACCGCAACGATGCTTTGCAACGAGTGGTTGGCCCAGTTTCAACAGCGGGGTCAGCCACTTCGTATTTTTCTAGTCCTGAAACGTCTTTAGACCCAGGACTGTTTGTCAATGAAAAAATTAAGCCGTGGGTTCGCAATAGCATTTTAAGAATGTTAAACGAATTTCTTAGCAAGAAATACAGTCAGCCTTACTCTTGGTCTACGGTTTGGATTGCAGGTTCTGGAGTGTCCTACCAATGGTCAGCCCAAAGAAGTCCAGGAGATTTAGACGTTTTAATTGGCGTTGATTACGAAGTATTCAGAAAAAACCACATGGACTACATGGGTATGTCTGATACTGAAATAAGCAAGATGCTTAACGATGATTTTAGAAACGGTTTGATGCCTCACACCAAGAATTGGGAAGGCTACGAAGTTACTTTCTATGTAAACCCTGGTGCTACTGACATTCGTGTAATTAAACCTTACGCTGCTTATGACTTAACCCATGATGAGTGGACAGTTCACCCTGACCCTCAAGCACATGCTGAGTATCAACCTGTGTGGGAAGAAGCAGCACGTAGAGACCATCAACAAGCATTGCAAATAGTTTCTCGTTACTCTCAAATCACAACAGAATTAAAGGCTGCTAAAAACGATGCAGCAAGACGTAATGCAGAATTCAAACTTATAACTCTTTTAGAACAAGCCTCTGCTTTGTGGGAAGACATCCACGGAAGCAGAAAGATGGCTTTCTCACGTACAGGTGAAGGCTATGGAGATTTTTATAACTACCGTTGGCAAGCAGGAAAACGACTCGGAACAGTCACAGCACTTCGTACTTTGAAAGAGTATTTAGACTCTTTTAAGACAGCCGAAGAACTAGACACCTATGGCGTGGAACTGCCTGATGTGCAAACCTTAATTCGTAGAGCAGCGATGTATAGGGTTGGAAAATAGGGAAAGTTGAACGTACTCGTATCACTAGAAGGCGTACTAAGTTCCGATAACTCAGACAATCCAAATCGAACAGGTGCGTTGCTTTACTACGCCCTAAAGACAGGACATCGTGTAGCCATTTTTACTGCTTGGTCAAAAGAAGAAGCAGAGCATTGGTTATTGGTAAATGGATTCATAGGTTATGACGAACTGATTGACAATCGCTATGACTTAATTGGAGACCAACTAGCACAACGTCAAATCACTGTTGCACGGTCACGGCAGCCAGTTGAGATGATTGTTACTGCTGAACCTTCTTTAGCAAGTTGGGCATTTGAGCAAGGTATTCCAGCATTGTTGTTTGCTCATCCAGACACTATGGGAATCGCTAATCGCCCAGATGCTCCTACCCGTATGAGGTCTTGGGAGTCTATAGAAGATGCCATCACTAAAAGAAATATAAAACGGTCACAGGATGCTTCTAAAGAAGACCTTCCTCTGTTCCACTTTGAATAGGGACCTTTGCGATGAAACTGATTTTTTCTGGGGCTGAAGTAGGTAGCAACCGAACCCTATTAGAAGCAATGTCTATAGACGTTATGGGTATGTCTTTTTATGCTCTAAAGAAGCGTGGTCTTCCTAAGACCAAACTTTGGCTAGTTTCAGAACACTTCCCCAGTCATGTCCAGGTAATACTCGACTCTGGAATACGCCAAGCAGAGGCTGACGGACTTTCTAAAGAAGAACTAAGTTCTTTAGCAGCGGAATACCAAGAGTTTGTAGCCAACAACCTGGACAGGATAACTGCTTTCATAGAACCTGACTCTAGGGTTATGGGGCTAGATTGGGTACTAGCAGAACGAGGCTCATACGAACACGACCCAAAGTTATGGGTTGTTTGGCATGAGGAATACGGGGTTCAGAGGCTCAGAGAATGGTCAAAGACCTTTCCTAATGTGGCTATACCCCATGAGACTATTGAGTCCGTTACGACCCTCTCAGGGCTTACCAGAGCCATTGTGTCCCAATTTGGGACTAAGTTTCACGCCTTAGCCTGTGCCAAGCCTGACAACCTTAGACAGATACCTTTTACCACCGCCTCTACCCTGTCGTGGCTTTCTCCTATGCGTAGGGGTGAGACGATTATTTGGGATGGCAAACAGATAGTCCGTTACCCAAAGAAAATGCTAGAACAGGCAAGACGACGTTACTCCGCAGTAGTAAACAAAGCGGAGTTGGACTTTGAGAAGTTTCTAAAGAATGATGGCGTAGAGTCATCTAAAGTAGCAGTGTGGTCATACAAGCAATTGGAGAAGTCAATGGATAAGAAACGCCCCGACCTTCATCTCATAGAGGGTGGAAATGATGACTTGTTATCAGATAACAGTGAGACACCCTTACTATCAGGAATGGCGGAAATAGGGGGTATGCTTTCTGATAACAGTGACTTAGAAGTGCGGAAAGAATCTGCACCTGAAGAGGCTAAAAAACTTATTCCAAGAGACCCTCAAGAAATACAAAATCTGCCTGTCTTTGGCTACCAAATGAAGACGATTGTGGACACAGATGAGAACGGAAATGACGTTCTCAAAGACGTGCCTTTGGTTCAAACAACAGGGGCTTCTTTACGCCAATGCGACACCTGTTTCGTCGCTGCTAACTGTCCAGCCTTCAAACCACAGAACAGTTGTGCCTTCAACCTGCCTGTCGAAGTTAAGACAAAAGAGCAACTAAAAGCCTTATTAAATACCGTTATTGAGATGCAAGGAGCACGAGTTGCCTTTGCGAGGTTCTCTGAGGAACTAAATGGAGGCTACCCTGACCCTAACACTTCACAAGAAATTGACCGTCTTTTTAAGTTGGTCAAGGGCATGAAAGAGTTAGAAGAGAACCGAGAGTTCATCAGAATTACAGCCGAACGACAGTCCTCTGGAGGGGTGCTTTCAGCCATTTTTGGTGACAGAGCACAGGCACTAAAAGACCTTCCAAACGGGGGTCTTAACGAGGTTGAAACCACCAAAATCATCCAACAAGGACTCGAATAGTTATCTGATAACAGTGAGTGGGGGGATGTGAAACAAGGTGGGGCAAAATGGAGTGCTATTGTCAGGTGTGTTAAATGGTAAAGTGCGGTTGAATTGAACTTCCCCTTTTTCCCACCACTAACCCGAAAGGCTTAATTTATGTCTCTTTTTTCCTTCAAGATTACCGACGATTTTGTGGCGGGATACCGTTCCAAGAAACCTCCTTTTGGATACCGAGATGCCGCTGGTAACTCTGTTGGGGAAATTACTTTCTTAAGAACGTACTCACGTCTTAAAGAAGATGGGACTAAGGAGACTTGGGCAGATGTATGCGAACGTGTCATCAACGGCATGTACTCCTTACAAAAAGACCACGCTAAATCCCAACGCTTACCCTGGAATGACGCTAAGGCTCAAGCCTCAGCAAAAGAGGCTTATGACCGACTATTCAATTTGAAGTGGACTCCTCCTGGACGTGGGCTCTGGGTTATGGGAACTCCTTTGGTCAATGAGCAACGTAATTCGGCAGCACTACAAAACTGTGCCTTTGTTTCTACCGCCGAGATGAGCAAGAACAATCCTGCCAAGCCTTTTGCTTTCTTGATGGAGGCTTCAATGCTTGGAGTTGGAGTTGGCTTTGACGATAAAGGTGCTGACAAAGACTTCACTATCTATGCCCCTAATGTTGAGACCGTAGAGACCTATGTAGTCCCTGACACTCGTGAAGGTTGGGTTGAGTCTGTGGCTTTGCAAATTAACTCTTTCTTAAAGCCTGACCAACCTGCTTATGCTTTTGACTATTCACTAGTCCGTCCTGCTGGTGCTCCTATCAAAATCTTTGGTGGAACTGCTGCTGGACCTGAACCGCTTATGAAACTGCATAGTCACATTAAGGCTTTGTTTGAAAACAGAGCGGGAGAAAAACTTACTCGTAAAGACATAGCAGACATTGGAAACCTAATTGGTGTCTGTGTTGTTTCAGGCAACGTCCGTCGTTCTGCTGAACTTCTTATTGGGCGTATTGACGACGAGGACTTCTTAAATCTAAAGAACTCTGAGGTTTATCCTGAAAGAAACTCTTACGACCCTAAGAACCCTGGATGGGCTTGGATGTCTAACAACTCCGTAGAAGCAAAAGTTGGTTCAGACTTCTCAAAGATTGTTGATGGCATTATCCGTAATGGTGAGCCTGGAGTTATTTGGATGGATATTTCACGAAAGTATGGTCGTTTGATTGACCCACCAAATAACAAAGATTGGAGAGTAGCAGGATACAACCCCTGTGCTGAACAATCTTTGGAGTCTTACGAGTGCTGTACTCTTGTTGAAACTTATTTGAATCGTCATACAGACATTGAGGACTTCAAAAGAACTTTGAAGTTTGCTTACCTCTATGCCAAAACAGTAACTCTTTTGCCTACACACTGGGAAGAGACCAACGCAATCATGCAACGTAATCGTCGCATTGGAACTTCTGTTTCAGGTGTGGCTAACTTTGCTGACAACAATGGCTGGACAAAACTACGTGATTGGTTAAATGAAGGCTACGAAGTTGTAAAGAACTATGACGAGTCTTATTCAGAGTGGCTTGGTGTTCGTCAATCAATCAAGATGACAACCGTAAAGCCTTCAGGAACAGTCTCAATTCTTGCTGGTGAAAGTCCTGGAGTTCACTGGGCTTCAGGTGGTAAGTACTTCCTACGTGCTATTCGTTTTGCAAATACTGACCCAATGCTTCCGCTTTTCAAAATGGCTCAGTACAGAGTTGAACCTGCTTCTGAATCTCCTAAGACAACTTCTGTCGTTTTCTTTCCAATCGAAACAAATGCTATGAGGGCTGAAAAAGAAGTTTCAGTCTTTGAGAAAGTTTCTTTAGCAGTTTTAGCACAACGCTATTGGTCTGATAACTCTGTTTCTGTGACAGTTACTTTTGACCCTGAAAAAGAAGCAAATGACATACCTGCAATTCTTCACATGCACGACGGTCAGTTGAAAACTGTTTCGTTTTTGCCAATGGGAAATACGGTGTATCCACAAATGCCATACACTCAAATCTCTAAAGAAGAATACGAAGATGCCACAATGAAGTTATTTCCTATTGACCTAGCGGGTGTGTATGGAGGTTTGGCTGCCGACGCTATCGGTGAGGCTTACTGCACTACTGACTCTTGCGAAGTAAAACTAATCAAAGATAACTCATGAAATGCTTAAAGTGTTTTCAGGAGATTGAGGAAAACCATACGGAAAGCCATGAGGCTTTGTGTTATGTCTGTAAATCTTTAGAAAAACCTAATTAAACTAAAAAACCCCCTATGTATCCACCAACGGCACATAGGGGGTTTTTGTTATTTAGTTATTTGGAAACTGAGATAGCCATGCTTGGGCTCTTGGTGTGAGCCCTTTCCAAGCAGACCAATCCGTTCCTCCACCGCTCATCAAATAAGCGATTTGAGCATTAACAAGAGGGTCAAACAATTCGGCATTAGTTTCGAGATTGTATTTATCTCGTCTAACTGGTCCTAAATCACCAATCATGTTGATTTGGAACAGACCGTATGAGTTATCTCCTGTCTTGCTGTTTCCGTTATGAGCAATAGGACGACCGTTGCTTTCGCGTTTAGCGATAGCCCACGCTTCTTTCAAGTCTTTACCCTTGAACCCTACTGCTTCAAGAAGTACTACGAGTTCTTCATCAGTTAAAACAGACTTGTTTCTAATCTGCTCTAATTGACTTGTTCGTACCGCTTCTTTGAGTGCGATTTCGTTTTCGGTTGTTGTCTGAGCCTCTTTTGGCTTTGAGGCTTCGTAAATCCCCAACGTCCTAGCAATCGCAAAACTGCTAAAGACGATTGAGGTGAGTATCAAGATAGCCGTTAGTACGACTACCGTTTTACCACGTTTCGTTAGTTTCATAGTTTCTCACCTTTCCCCAACAGGTATTCATTGGCTATTTCACTAGCCTTTGACTGTTGGTGACGGATACGGTGTAGATACCTCTCCGTCGTTGTGATTGACTGATGACCTAGACGCTCTTTGACCTCATGAACATCAACTCCACCCTTCAAAAGAAGTGTGGCGTTAGCGTGTCTAAGGTCATGCGTTCTTGGATACCAACCAATGCTTGACTTTTCTATTGCTTCGTTCCAAGTGGTTCGCCACTTGTCACGTGGAAGATGTCCTGACTTGTTAGACAGGCTTCTCCCCTTAGATTTGTCCTTTCTGTATTGGCTACGGTACTTACTGACCGCTTTCTTACATAGGTAACATCTACACCCACCGACATTGTACGAGTACGGAGTTGCGTGTTGGAAAACTCTACTTCCAACGGTGTAGTTCTTATCAGTCCTTTCCTGACTACCTGTATGTCCTACCGTAACAGGCTTCAAAACCGTTGTCATGGAGAACAGAAGGTCGTCAGACCTTAACTTATTCGCTTGAATAAACGTCTTTAGCGAATTAGATAGGGTTTTACTAAGGACTACTGTGCGTTTATGCCCATTTTTTGTG